TGAAGTTTTTACTGTTATCGGTTGCGACCAAGTAGTGTTTTGTTCCATTCCTAATGCTAAATAACGAAAACTGTCGCTGCCATGACTTGCCCAGTCGTGCATTGGCTTGTCAAAAAAGACATTACGCTTTTCATCATAATCGCGCCTATAGTTCCTAAGACAGTCTAGCCCTTGCTTTACCTGTGGCATATTGAACCAACATCTCGGTAGGAGTCTACGGACTGCCTGAATACCATCATCTACAGAAAGTCTTGGCAGAACCCGAACATCTAGTCCAGCTTCTCTCAACACTTCCAATCTGCTCTTGCCTGTGCCTAGTTCTCTTACTTCTACATCGTGTGGTAGGAGTTGCTCTGCTTTCTCCCACTTGTTATCTTTTAGCCAGTTGACATACCAATCGAGTCCTTGACCATGATTCTCTACATAGTCTAGTAGTCTTACTTCTTGTCCTGTTGCTTGTGCCACCCACAACGCTGTGCTATCACCCATGCCCAAATCCCAAGCCACATAAGTTCTACAGAGATCATCTCTCGTAATGTCGCAAAGTCTACCTTTTTCTTCGAGGTCGTTGATGAGTTTGCCATAGTAACTTCCCTCTACTGCTGCGTTAAAACTACACTCAAACTCTTGGTTGTACTTGTCCTCGCCCATCTCTTTCTTGGCAGACCATAATTCATCTAAATCTATTAGCTTTGTTTCGCTTGCCTTGAACTGTAGTGCTGCCCATCCTTCTTCCTTGCCTGCTCTGTCGAACAAGTCCTTGAAGTGGTTATTGCCTTTCGGTGTGCCGATAAACAGACACGACCCTTTTCTGTCTGCAAGAGCCGGTCTAATGATCTCGTTCCATATCTTAGGATTCTGATCGCCAATTTCGTCTAGCACTACAGCATCGAAATATTGCCCGCGCAAAGAGTCTGGGTTGTCTGATCCGTATAACTGTATTCTTCTACCATAGAAG